CAGAAAATTCCTGTTGATAGCAGAAGTGGTTATGTAAGAAAATTAATACTAGCAAATATTGCGTATGCAAAACGTAATGGGATTGATAAAATTGTTATTCCTAATCCTAGAGAAATTGCAAAACAAAGACTAGAGAGTTTTGATTCTATTTTAGGATATGATCAACAACTATTTAAAGCATATGAAAAAGCTAGTAAGAAAAAAAATTTTAACAAAGACGAATTTGCAACCGATTATTTCGAAAAAATTTTTAACCCTTTATATAAAGATGCAGTAACGAAAGTTTTAAATACTCTCAAGTCTGAGACTAAAGGTAAAATTAAATATGGTACAAAAGAATTAAAATATAGAGGTCCATATAAAGAAGATGCACAAGGAAGATTAACAAATACACGGCTACCATATAAAGCTAGTGCAATTGAAATAGATATAACAGATTTTGAGTTCAATCCTGAAGCACAAAGTTTACGATTTAACGAGGGTGGAGTAGTACCTATGCAAGAACAAATGAGATTATTTAACGAAGGTGGTTTAGAAGATGAGGGTGGATCTGTAGATCCTGTATCTGGAAACGATGTACCTGTAGGGTCTACTCAAGAAGAAGTTAGAGATGATATACCTGCAATGTTAAGTGAAGGTGAATTTGTTTTTCCTGCTGATGTTGTGCGTTTTGTTGGTTTAGAAAAATTAATGCAGCTAAGACAAGAAGCTAAAATGGGCTTAAAGCAAATGGAAGCTATGGGTCAAATGGGTAATAGTGAAGAAGCTACAATGCCAGATGATATGCCTTTTAGTATGGCTGACCTTATTATAGTTGGGGGAGAAGGTGAAGAACCTAGAGAGATGGCACAAGGTGGTGTAGTTCACATGAATGATGGTGGCTATCTTCCTAAGTTTGTAGATCAAGGTGTAGAAACTGCACCAATAAACATAGAAAACTTTGATACAACTTTACCAGATGCAGACTTTTCAAATGTTAAAAAATATGTAAACAAAGAGGGCAAGGTAAGATTTATACCATTTGGTCCTGATGGCAAACCTTTGTATCCAATTCCTGTAGGCTTCTTTCCAGAGAATGAACTACCTGAAGACACACCAACAGAGACAGAAGAGGCTATACCAACTACACCTACAGGCGGTGGAGGTGGTGGTAGCAGATCAAGACCTTCCCCATTTCAAGAAGCAGGTAGTTGGAACATGAACACAACTACTGAAGCAGGTATGCAGATGTGGATTGATGAAGCAACTAAAATATCTACCTTTGGTAATGTGGGTACAGGTATAGTAGCAGCTATTAATCCAATGTTAGGTGCAGCATTTGCAGGTTTTAATAAGATGCAAAAGAATAAAGTTATATCTATGTTAGATGATAAGATAGGTAGCGCACAAAGTCAAGCTCAGATAGATTCATTAAATAAAATAAAAACTAGGTTGACAACTAAAGAAGGTAAAGGTATAATATCTCAAGCCATAAGCGGTTTCATTAAACCAATTGCAGAAGCATTAGGTATAGGTGAAAAAGAAGAAAAAGTAATAGAGGAAGTAAGTAAAAGTGAAGCTGTAGCTGACCCTATAGTAGAAACTGAAGAAGAAACACAACAGAGATATGAAAGTACTCTTGCTCAAATTCAAAGATCAGCATCTTTAGAAGATCCTTCAGTAGATAGATCAGGTGCTAAAACAGGTTTTACTCCAAGGGTAGGTCTTACACCAAGAGATGTAGAAACTGATACATTAACAGAAAAACAAAAAAATCTATTTAAAAATTTAGAAGGAAGCGCAGGGTTTTTTCAAAGAGATGCTGTTGGGACTGTACCTAAAGCAGAAGAAGTAACAGGTGGATTAGGAGAGGTAAAAACAAGAAGAGAAGATATTGTAGATGAGACACTTACACCTGAAGTACAATCTAATAGTGTTAGAGATGAAGGGTTACAAAACTCTCGTACTGGCTATAGAGGATATGATCAAATAAAAGAAGGTATATTAAATCCTTTAGCAGATGCTTTAACTATAAATGAACGAGGCACTACAAATGCTTATGAAAGTTTAATGAATTTTATAAGTCAGTATACTAGCGATGATCCAGAGTTATCTAATCTCATAACTCAAAAAGTAAGATCAGTAGATACTGAAGACTTAGGATTTTCAGGAACAATTAATGCATTGGGTACAGGAAGTTTACCTACAGAAGGTGACATAGAAAAGTATTTATCTAGTGTATCTGATGATAAACCTAAAAAAGATACAAGTGCTAAAGACAGAAAAGATAGAAGAGATTATCAAAAAACACTTAGGGATGCAGGTACAAAAGCTCAAAAAGATGTAGATAGATACAAATCAAGTGACGCAGGTAAAAAGGCAACATCTACTGCATCAGGAAAAGCAGCTATGGATAGAACAGAAAGTGCTGTAAGAGATATGCAACGTGGTGTAACAAGAGGTTTTGCTAAAGGTGGATTAGCAAGTAGAAGAAAGTAACTACCCACCAATATGACTAGCTACCCATCCCCCATCCAACGTGGCTACGGTGGCCCTAGTGAAAGGACAGATAATGTCAGAACAACAAATTATGGCTGAAGAAATGCAGTCACCAAAAAAAGTAGCATTTGCAAATCGCAAGTATACTAATGAAGAAAGACTAAAGAAAGAAGAAGAAGAGTTAGAAGAACTACTCGCAGAACAAAAAAGTGAAGAGGTAGAGACTGAAGAGTCTAAAGAAACAGAACCAAAAAATGCAGAGGAGCGTAGCTTTAAGAAACGATATGGTGATCTACGTAGACACCAACAGTCAAAAGAAAAAGAGTATGAAGATCGTATTAACACGCTACAACAACAACTAACTGACTCTACTAAAAGCGAGATTAAGTTACCAAAATCAGATGAAGACATTGAAGCTTGGGCAAAACAATATCCCGATGTAGCAGGTATCGTAGAAACTATTGCAATTAAAAAAGCACGTGAACAGTCAGAAGGACTAGAGGCACGTGTAAAAGAAATAGATGAAATGAAAGCTACAGCTACACGAGAGAAAGCTGAAGTTGAATTATTAAAACTACATCCTGATTTTGGGGAGATTCGTGACAGCGATGCTTTCCATGAATGGGCAGAAGAACAACCCAAGTGGGTACAAGAAGCTCTTTATGAAAATGATGAAGACGCAAGGTCTGCTGCACGAGCAATTGATTTGTATAAAGCAGATAAGAATATTAAACCTAAAAAGTCTGCTTCATCAAAAGATGCTGCACGTTCTGTGGGTACACGGAATGAACGCAGTAAACCTCAGTCTGATCCAATGGGAAATGCGATTAGAGAATCTGACGTACAAAAAATGTCTGCTGTACAATACGAAAAAAATTCCGATGAGATTATGGAAGCTATTCGTACAGGCAACTTTATATACGATTTATCTGGGTCAGCTAGATAAAAAGTATTGACATTATAGTTATTTATGATATAACTATATATATGATAGTTTAACGCAGCCCCACTATGGATACCTGCGTTATCTATATCCCCAAGCAAACAACAGTGGCTTACGGACTTACCTAGTAAATCATGGCCCATAAATACAACATAAAGGCCAAGTGTTGTAAATATGCACCCTACGATGTCTAGCCTCCAATTAACTATCTGTGTGTTTCGCATCTGTTACTGCTAATATAAGGAGAAACCATAATGGCGTTTTCATCAGCAGCAGGTCACGGCAATTTACCTAACGGCAATTTTAGCCCAGTGATCTATTCCAAACAGGTGCAACTTGCTTTCCGCAAGGCATCTGTTGTTGAAGCTATCACCAACTCTGATTATTTTGGAGAGATAGCCCAAATGGGTGATTCAGTAAAAATTATTAAAGAACCTGAAATCACCGTGAAATCATATGCACGTGGTACGACCATCACACCACAAGATTTAGACGATGAAGATTTTTCATTGACTATTGATAAAGCCAACTACTTTGCTTTTAAGGTTGACGATATTGAGGAGGCCCATAGCCACGTAAATTTCGGCAGTCTTGCAAGTGATCGTGCTGCATATAGACTATCAGACCAGTTTGACCAAGATGTACTTGGTTACTTATCTGGCTACAAACAATCTGCAATACATGGTAATGCTAATACTGCCAATACAACTACTAACGGTAGTGTTGCTGTATCAACTGCAGGTTCTGACGAATTGCTTGCCTCAATGAAGTTAGACGGTTCTGACTTTAATGCAGGTACAGGAGATCAGTCAATTGCACTTCTACCTAGAACAGGTGGTGCAACTGCTACACCTTCAACTGCAGGTGAAGCAAACCCACTACAACTTATTGCACGTATGGCACGTAAGTTGGATCAACAAAATGTTGACTCACAAGGTAGATGGCTTGTTGTAGACCCAGTATTCATGGAAATTCTACGAGATGAAGATTCACGTCTTCAGAACGCAGATTTTGGTGAGTCAGGTGGAATACGAAACGGTCTTGTAGTTAATAACCTACACGGTTTTCAGGTACATGTATCTAACAACCTACCGACTATTGGTAATGGTCCTGCAACTGAAGCAGCTTCAAACACATCTAACTACGGTGTTATCGTAGGTGGACATAGTTCTGCTGTTGCAACTGCGGAGCAGATCAATAAGACAGAAACATATCGTGACCAAGACAGCTTTGCTGACATTGTTCGTGGTATGCATCTATATGGTCGCAAAATCTTACGCCCTGAAGCGTTGGTTAATGCGATATACAACTTGCGATAAGGAGAATAGAAAATGGCTACTATTACTGCAACTCTAGCTCCTGCACATGGGAGTTCTTCACGTGGGCGTCAACCTTACATGGTTGAGCAAACCATTGATCTAACTGCAAATAGTATTAACCCAAATGGGGATGTAGTACAGGCTATTACTGTACCTGCTAATACTAAAATTATTGCTGCAGGTCTTCAAGTAACAGCTTCTGCTACTCAAAACACTGGCACAGACGCTACCGCAATTTTAGGTACGGCTGTAGATGACAATGAGTATGTCGCTGCATTTGATATTGATGGTGCTGCTGACGGAGCTTATGCCCCTTCAGCGACTGTAGCAGGTGATGTTGTTGTCACTTCTGCAGATACACTTGACGTAACCCTTGCAGGTGGCGGTGCATCATTTACAGCAGGTACACTACGTGTATATGCCGTAATGATGGACGTTAGTGCATTAGGCGAAATGACGGCTGACGAAGTAAGTCGTGACAGCGCATAAATAAACTAAACTGGGGGGCAGGGAAACTTGCCCCTCTCAGCTTATCTAAAGGTTATTTAAATGGCAACTACTTACATTACACTTGTAAACGATACACTACGAAGATTGAATGAAGTCACTTTGGATACTGCAGGTGATGGCTTTACTACTGTACGTAATGTGCAGGGTTTAGTTAAAGATGCTATTAACAATAGTATAAGATTAATAATACAGGATGGTCAAGAATATCCTTTTTTAAAAACAACTAATACTCAAACATTAACAGCAGCCCAAAGAACTTATGACTTTCCTATAGACATGGGTACTGTTGATTGGGATTCGTTCTTTTTGAAAAAGACTAGTGGATTAGATAATACACCTAGACCACTTAGAACAATAACATATAATGACTATTTACATAACTATCGTACTCAAGATGATCAAGGCGATCAAACAAACGGTGTTAGTAAACCTCTATACGTATATCAAACACTAGAAGAAAAGTTTGGTGTTACTCCCCTTACTGACGCAGCATATGAAGTAGAGTATGTTTACTTTACCTTTCCTGCAGACTTAACTGCACACACAGATACAATGATTATACCAGATAGGTTTAAACATGTTGTAGTTGATGGTGCAGTTATGTTTGTTATGCGCTTTCGTAGTAATGAACAAAGTGCAGCAATGCATCAAAGTAATTTTGAAGAAGGTATAAAGTCTATGCGTAGAATACTACTAGATGATAATCTGTATGTACGTTCAACGGCAATTAATCGCCCATATACTAGTACCTTTAATAGCGTGATCTAATGGCAGACAATTTAGCTTCTTTTAAAGTCTTCTGTCAAGGAGGACTAAATACTAGCAGAGATGTGTTATCTCAAGGTGAGACACAACCTGGATCTGCTATATCTTTAATTAACTATGAACCTGCTGTTACAGGTGGATATAGAAAGATAAATGGATTTGCCAATAACTATGGCACAGTTACAGGAACAGGAAGTGTATTAGGCGTAGTTGTAGCTGACGGTATTAACGATGGTATACTAGCTTGTAGAAAACCATCATCAGGTAACAACTACTTACACAAATGGAATAACTCTAGTTCAGCTTGGGATGCTGTTTCAACTTCAGGTTCACCTACAATGGTAGGGGTAACTAAGGTTAGGTTCTCTAGGTTTAACTTCGGTACTCCAAAGGTTGTACTAACAGACGGTATAAACCCTGCGTCCACGTATAATGGAACTACGTATACACAAATTACACATAGTAGTGCTCCTACCGATCCTAAGTTTTCTGCTATATTTCAAAACCATTTATTCTTAGCAGGTGATCCTGCACACCCAACTAAACTTTTTTTTAGTGCGCCACTAGCAGAAACAAATTTTGCTGCTAATGATGGCGCAGGTGTAATAAACGTAGGCTTTCCTATAGTTGCTATTAAATCATTTAGAAACGAACTATTTGTATTTGGCTCTACTAATATTAAAAAACTAGGGGGTACTGCACTAGCTAATTTTACATTACAAACTGTTACAGATGACCTTGGATGTTTAGCTACAGATAGTGTTATAGAAATTGGTGGTGACTTATTATTCTTATCACAAGATGGTTTACGTCCTATTTCAGGTACAGCAAAAATTGGTGACGTTAATCTAGAAACAGTATCTAAAAACATTCAGTCTATCTTTACTGACATTGTATTTGATATTGACCTAGAAGGTTTAAACGCAGTAGTTATACGACAGAAGACACAGTTTCGTTATTTCTTTGCCACTACAGATACTCAAGGTATTATTGGTGGATTCAGACAGACGCCTAATGGATTACAGTTTGAGTATAGTCAGATGTTAGGTATTACAGCTACATGTGCAGCTAGTGGTTATATAGGACAGAATGAAATTGTTATACATGGTACTTCAGCAGGTAAGGTACAACAACAAGAAAGTGGGAATGATTTTGGCGGTGAGCCAATCTTTAGTATTTTTCAAACTCCCT